TCCATATCAGCATTTGAGTGATCTACATCTCTTTGTGTGTAACCTTCTTTAGTTACAGGTGTTGATAGATAATCAAAGAATTTAGCCTTATCTCTTTTTGGTACCGAAATACCAGCAAATTGATCTGAATCTTCGATCGTATCAGAAACATTCGCCCAAAATTCATTTTGCTTTGATTTTTGTTCTTGTGTTTCTTTTTGTTGTTGGACAATCATATTATCTCTTTGTTGAGTTTGATGTTTAGCTAATGCAGCTCGTGCTGCTTCTGACTTCTCATATAACTTTCCAGTATCTTCAAAATCTCCTAACATCTCTTCTATAAACTCATTATCATGTCCTTTTAATTCTAAATAGTCTCCTAATATTGCTTTTTGAGATCTATGATCATCCTCTTCAATATTAATAGAAGTATAATCTAAATTAGGGTCATATGCCTCCATAAAATTTTGAGATTGACCTCCAGCTAAAACATAATCTAAATGTTTTTTAACTAAAGGAAAAGCTTCAAGAACTTCGTCAATTCTATCATCAGCTATTTTTGATGCAACATCAGCAGTCATATTTGCTAATCCTTCAGACGTATCATCATAATTATCTCCTTCTAAATCATATCCTAATTTTTCTAAAATCTCTCCAACTACTGTAGAGCTTTCAGAGTCATCATCACTCTCATATTGATCTTCATCTTGAGCTTCATCTTCATATTCTTCTTCTCCTTCTTCCTCTTCCTCTTCTATCTCATTTTCTAGATTTTCCTCTTGAATGTTATCGTCAATTCCAATATCATCAAGAGGCTCGTCAGAAGATTCATCTTCCTGTGTAGGAGCTATGTCTTCTATAGGCATAGTATCTACTCCATCACCCCCGATAACATCATCAAATGTGATGTCATCTAGTTGTATTTTTTCATTTGGTTCCATATATATATTGTTTTAGTTTGGTTACAAAAATAGTAATTATATTGATTCTTTTTATACTTTTTTAATTTTTAAGGTTTGCATTATTATATAACATTCGTTTAGCTGAAACTGATCTATATCCACCCTTTTTTTGTTTCTTAGATGTGCTAGTTGCCCCTATACCTGCACCTGTAGCTACAGGAACTACAGAATATGGATATGCATTTGCCATTTTTGTAAAATAATCTGCATCTTTAAATATAGCCCAAAATGAAGGATCTGATTTTTTTAATTCACTAAATAACTGTTTTCCTCTTGATGCAGTTATATTTTCGGTTATACCTATATTATTTGCTTGTCTCCATTGTGACATGTTAGCCCCTACTTCAAGATTCTCTTTATAATACTGAAGATAATTGTCAAATCCCGCTGCTGGTTGCGCTTTCATATGTTGAAGATGCTTCATTTGATCAGTTGGATTACCCGGTTTACGAAGCAGTCTTTGTATAAGATTAGGTTTGGCACCTAAAGTTACACTCTCTCGTAACACTGCAGTTGTACCTGGTCCTATATTAGCTATAGTACCAAAAGAAGCCTCATTACTTCCTTTGATTATAGAAGATTCAGAAACAATACCCTCTCTAGTTATCATTCCTATAGATTTAGGATCTGTTTTAGCAAAATCACTAAAATGAGGACTGAAATTAGTTCGAGAACCAGGTCCAGAGGGAAGTCCAGTCACATTTCCAGTTATATAATTATTAGTTGCATTAGTTGCATGATCATTTTCATGAATCGCTGTACTCACTTGCCGATTAAATGTTTCTTTCGGAGTTAATGGCTTATTAACACCCGTAGAGGATTTAGAATGACTAGTATTATATTTGAATACTCTAGGAGCACTTGGCCATGTACCAGATTTAATTATATCAGCTGAACTCATAGTTATGTTAGTCATAGGGTCTACTGCACTCCCAAGAGGCCCAGGCTTAAACACAGCAGAATGCCCAAGAGGAAGGTTTGCTTTATTTCCTATCTTCGCTATATAATCGGCTTCATTAACTATTGTAGGAACATTAAACTTTCTAGCATTAAGTTTAAAAGCACCCATAATCTTCTCCTGTTCCTCAATTGGAAGCTTACTAAGACGACCAGATGTTAGTGGCACTACTCCGTCCCCTATATTTAATGGATGTGTGAAATTTTCATTTTTCCATTTCATAGCTTCTTTAGTAGCGCTATTGTTTACAGGAGGTGGAATTTCACCTATTCTTTGAGTAATTACATTGTTATCGTTCATAACAGTCTTTGGAGTAGTAGAATTACTTGTGGTAGACTTAAGTGATTCAGCATTCTTAAACTTAGGTGTAGTATTCAAACTAAACTTTGGTGTATATTTTATACCAGCAACTTCTAGTGTAGATACACCTAGATTAAGTGCATTTTCCAAAGAAGGATCCTTATACATATTAACTGCATCAGGCCCAATATTTGTAACACCGTGTCCAATGAATGATGCATTTATTGCATTACCTGCTGTTACACCTGCAAGTGTCTTGCCCCCAACAACTGCTGGAGTACTTAACCAAGGTGTTACTGCAGCATATGTTGCTTCCCCTGCTGCTGCTGTACCGCTAAGAACGGTTGGCGCAATTGCTCCTGCTGCTATTGCAGGAATTCCTTTATATACTACTTCTTCTCCAAACTTATATTTTGATTGTAATGCTTCTGCACTACCCGGAACTACGGAACTGCCCTGTAGATTGTATCCTTTCCTGCTCTTAAGAAGATCAGTATATAGAGTTCCATCTGTATATTTACCGCCTATAGGATTACCCTTTTCATCAGCATAAAATATCTTATCATTATTACGGTCATCTCCGTAGAAATGTTTAGGTTTAAATGTTCTAGTATCTTTTTTGTTCTTCCAGTAATCCATAAAGCCATAAGTTCCTTCAACTCTATCTCCTGAATTCCATTCTTCTCCATAAGCCTTTAGATTTGCACCACTCCAGGCCCCTTTCTCTTTAAAAGTCTCCGGCGTAGACATGAATTCTTCATCTGCTATAGACCATTCAGAATCAATGCTTTTTGCTGCTCCAGATGGTTTTGATTGCGATGCTATATACGCTGGATCATATATACCCAATCCAAATTTCTTATCGTTTATATCTTTTGCAGTAATATTTTTCTGATCAAAAGTTATCTGCTCCTCTCTTTTCTTAGCGTTAGGAAACATTTTCTTATAATACTTAGTTTTCTGTTTCTCATTTAAACTCCCGACTTGCTCCCATCCAAGTTGCTTTTTAGTTGGATTACTTAGATAATTCTCAAACGAAAGAGTTGACTTACCACCTTCACCTTGGTAATAGTTAGTTGCTGCGTCTAACCCATGTTTCTTAACAAGTTTTTCAAATTCTACATAATCTACAGGGCTTTTTCCGTAATTTGCACTGCCTTCCATTTCTAGATCCAGAGTATATCTTTCGTAATCTTCACTTTCTTCTGGGTCAATATCTGCAGTAGATGAAGTCTTACGTGCTCCCCCCTTTGAATATTTAAATCCACCAGTTCTTTTTATACGTTTAGTAGCATTAGCCCATATATCACTATGCTCTTCAACTAAGCTTGGATTAATAACTTGAACTGTATCTACTCCTAGTGAAGGATTATTCATCATTAACGAAATTTCTTTATGAGTACATTCTCCAAATTGTATACATGCAGCAGAGAAGTTTGTATCACCTCCCGAATCAATAGCGCTTTGTCTTTTATTTTTCTGGCTGTTTGGAATTGGATGAAGAGCTGCTGAAGACTTTTGTGTTCGTATTGTACCGTCAGCACCTCTTACTTTTACAGAATGCGAGCTTGTAGGGGCATCATCTCCATATGCATCTATACCCTGTAAAAATCCAGAAGAATTTAATGGATAACCTCTATCAGTTGTGTATCCTGATATATTTCCTAATTGACCTCCTCGTAGAACATATGCTCCTAAAGGAGTTGTTCCTCCTCCATGTTCATTATAATATGCATCTTTTGCTTCTGCCTTAGACATCCATCTCCCCAGAACAAAAACTTCTTCATCATCTTTAATATTTGATAAAATAGAAGCGTATGGAACAGGATTTGATATTGCACGATCAATATTTTCCCCTACTATTATTCTTTCTTTCCTTACATTACCATTACGATCTGTTATAATAGCTTCTCCAGTCTCTGAATTAACTACTATTCCAGACTGAGCTAATCTTTCTTGATTCGCAGTATCTGTTTTAGTATGTTTTCTATAAGCTTGTTTTAATTTCTTAACTCTATTAGCTATAAAACTTACTGTACTAGAAGTGTAATCAGCAGCTGAATCATATAAATCAGAAGCGTCTTCTTTCAACTCTTCCTTAAATTCCATTCCCTCTTGAAATATATCACCAGCAGTATCAGCAGCTTTATATATATTATCTCCAATATTATCTATAGCTTTATTTATAGAATTAAGAACAGACTCTGTATAAGATGTAGTCTTTTCTGTTTGAACTTCTTTAGATTTCTCCTCCTTAATAATTTGTTGTTGCTCTACTTCTACTTTTTTCTCTTGTTCTTTTTTCTCTATTACTTTCTCAATCTTTTCTTTAGCTTCTGGATTGGTAGTTATAATTTTCTCTATATTTAACTGTGGTGGTAGATTAACTCTAGTTGCGTCAGGTACTGCAACATTAGGTTGTAAAAAATCAGAATCAAGCTGTAAGGTTGGTCTATCTGGCTCTACTTCCTTTTTCTTTTCTTTAAACACTTTAGTTGAAATAGATTCTTTTACTTTTCCAGCTGTTCTTAACCAGTCCTCATTCCCAATCCTACGTGTATAAAATGTGTCTCCTTTTCTAGCATATTCCCATGTTCTATCATGATCTGATACTATTCTGTCAAATTTATCATCTTTATCATCTTCACCAAGTCCACCATCTTGTTTAAACCCACCTTTTTCTTTTTGATGGTACGCCTCCGCAGAACTAGTTCCCCAACTTCCATCTTCAGGTAAATCAGAATAAGTAGCTTTCCAATCCCCTTGTCGAGAAAAGCTCTTTAATTCTTCCTTTGAATCAAATTTATATACCTCACCTCTTTGTTTAGCAAAATCATATGCATTTGGAGGTTCAATCCATTTCCCTAACGTATCTTGAAATAAAGTAGGCCATGCTTCATCTTTATTATTATCTGCCATTAAATGAGTTGAAGCACTTCCATCATCATTTGGCCTTGAGCCCATTCTAGTGCCTTTTATTCCTCCGTCTTCATATTGTCCAGGTCGAATAATATTTCTTTCAGTAGAAGTTGGTGGGCTCTTTTGTGGCATACTACCCCCTAATGCAGGAGTTCCTACTTGAGGCGCTTCAGTATCTCTTTCTACTGTAGATCCTTTTTCAATAATAGCTTGTTCCATTAATTTATAAATAGGACCTTTATAACCGTTTTGAATAGCGGTTTTAATAATATGCATTTGCTCTTCAGATGTAAGCATTATTTATCCGACGATTTTTTATTCTTATCTATTTTATTTTTAGCTTTAGCTATTCGTTCTTTAGACTTAGTATCTTCTCTTTTTATATTTGCTGTATCTCTATTAGTTTGAGATTTACCATCCATTTCTCTAGATTTAATATCAACTTCTCTCTCCTTAATATCTAGCTCTCTCATACCCTTAGCTAAATTTAATTGAGCATTAGTATCATTATCTCTAGCATGAATCATAGCAACTTTAATCTGAACTTCTCTATCTTTCTCTTTATTCATATTTTCCATCTCAGCTTCTTTAGCTTGTTGCTCAAGTTTAGCTTGTTCTTGTTGTTGTTGAGCTTCTTGTTGTTTTTGCTCTAATGCTTGTACTTGTTTTTCAGCCAATTTAATTTTTTGTTTAATTTGAGTGAAACTAGACGAATCAAACATCTCAGTTATAGTAGAAGCTGGGACTCCGTTCTGAATCATTGATTGAGAAAGTTGTTTAACTGCTTCTAATTTATCTTGTTCTTTACCAGAATCTGATAAGAAAATACCATATTCAGATTCCATATGTTCCATACTATTTAAATCTAAAAAATCTGTTGTTCCATCACTCATCATATACATAGTTTTCTTTCCAGTTAACCATGCTTCTTTAGAGTAATCAATAAGACTTTGTAAGTCTCTTTGTTCCATTCTATTAAATTTACGAAATAAATCCTCTGTAATATGAGAAGATTGAACAATAGCCTGTTGCGAAGTTGCTTTACCTTCATAACTACCCACTTGTCCTTGTCTTTGTCTATTCACTCCAGATAGTTTTTCCCATTCTTGCATTATAGATTCAAGTAAAGCGATATATTGCTCTATTGTTTTAATAGACATATCCATAACAGATTGATGTTGTGGATTTAATTGTATTCCTTCTTTGTTATAATCTACCCATGCAATACCTGTACCTTCTACATAATACATAAATTTATCCATATCCCATTTTTTAGGGATCATATTAATGTCAAAAGAAGCTATAATATCTTTACTTTTTGCAATAGCAAGTTCTAATCTATATTTATAGATATTATAGTTTAATTGGTATGGTATACCTAACTTTACTAAAGAAATATTAGAAGAATTCACATTAGAATATCTTATACCATTAATTGGAAGTTTACAGGTAGACATATTATCTAAAGAATTTCTTTGATTAACTAAAGGGTGTATTTTAATATACATTCTCCCATCTATTCTTGTACCTTCCCACACCTCATTAACCCATTTCCATTCTAATTTAGCTCCAGTTGCTCTAAGTTCATTAGGTAATTTAAAACCATCATCAACAATTTCTTCCTCCATAGCTCCTGTTTGAGGATCCATAAAACTTAAAAATCCAATTCTTTTTCTAGACTTCCAATATACTTGTGCAACTTCTATCAATCTATTTCTATATGAATTTGCATCTTTATTGTTGGAATTAGTATATAAAAAAGCTACATCAGACTCTGAATGTCTTGGCTCTTCTAACTCTAGAATTTGCTGTTCTGTTAAATATTCATAGAATGTATCAATAACACTAGATGCGTGTATATACTTACGTACTAATGCCCAATCTCCATCTTCTACAAAATCTAAATCTGGATCTAGATCATAATCTACATCAAGAGGATTTAAAACTTCATAAAAAGGCTCATTATTTCTAACTCCTCTATGAGTATATGTTTCTCCCGCTACTATAAAATGAAACCAAGCTTTCTGAAATTTATCATGTAATTCTTGGCTATGCATAATATAATCCAAAGATTGTTGTCCTCTAATAGCTCTATTATCTACATAAGAAGCTTCAAACTGATCTGCTATGTGTTGAGGTAATTGTACTTCTTCTTCTTCCCCTTGAAATTTTCCACTTTTAATCATTGCATTAGCAAATTGCTTTTGAAAACTTTGATAAATTAAATCGCTTTTTGCCTGTTCTTTAGCAGTAACTGTATCTGAATTTTGTACTGTAACGGTGAAATTGAGAGGTCGTTTGGATTTCTCACCTAACAAAAGATCAACGATAGGTTTAATTATGGGATAATTACGCATTTGAGAAGGGAAGTTACTACGGCTTTTACCATATGGTTTTAGCACGTATTTATAATCCGCCTCGTCAATTACACCGTTATAGTATTCATATAACTGCTGTAGAGATTCTTTTCTATTACTTCCGGCATTACGACCAGAATTAGATAAGTCTATATAAGCCTCTACACAAGCTTCTTTCCATTTTTTAGTCTTTTTAGACAAAGGCAGTTTTTGCCTTGGTATTTTATCATATCCCATAATCTACAAATCTACTTAAATTTATCTTCGTTTTTACTGTATAGGTAAATATTACCCTTTTAATTATATATATAACACTATAAATAATCACAAATATTATATAAACTGTATTTTAAAGTAAGTTCTTCTCCCGCTTCTACTTTGCGTAGAGTCTTTAATCTTTTATACTCATCATTATCATCCTCAATTAATTCAACATTAGGATTTTCTGAATGATTAATAAATCCCCCTAATGGAGTTCTAATGTAATCATGTTGAAAATTTGGATCATACACATGACTTATACCCATAACTACCTCTCCCGGAATATCTTCTGTAGCGAGAATCCCTGCTCCATGAATTTTTGACGGACCTATTGCTAAGTACTCCGGTAGAGGGTTATAAGGTTCTTTATTTTTACATTTTTTCATTTAATAATAGTTTTGATCAAACCACTTATCTGCGGATCGATCTTCTAATATATCTTTTACTTCTGCATTATATAATTCTCTTGTATGGTACATTCCAATCATTAACGCCATAACACGATCAAAGTTACCATGATGATTAAATTTAATTAACTCTGTCAATAAAGCAGGATCATATATTTTATGCAAATTTAACAATTGTTTTCCATTTTCGTCTGTTCTTCTTACAGTATTTAACCAATCACGTATATATATTTCACCTTGCCTCTTTCTAGCTTCTGTCATATGCATACCATATTGTCTTTTTACTGTTTTGCTTCTAAGTTCTCTTTTATCTAACATTTCAAATTCTTCTTGAAGTTTATGTAACTTTCTATATCTCTTTGCGTATGCTATAACCTCACCACGATCATTCTCAAATCCTATCTTACACCCATAATAATCTGCTAAAAGAAATAAACTATTATTATAGTCATCTTGTGTTTTTGGTCTACCTACATAAGAAGCTACTATAAGATCATCAGGTTGAGATAAATTATTTGGTCGTTTTAGTACATATGCCGCCCCTAAAGAAGAACTATCTGCTGATTGATTTTGTCCATAAGGGTCATGGCAAATTACGTACATATTTGTAGGTACTTGTTGTTTTTTATTTCTATATGGAGACTCATATATAACTACAGCCCCTGTGGTATTATCATCTTTTCTATGTGGAAACTTTAATACTTGCTTTAAATCTCCATCTATTTTAAACTTAACTTTCGCTTCAGAATCATGATAAAGTCTACCTATAGTTCCTATAGAATGAAGATTATTAGCTTTTATATTATTATATTGCTCTTGAAGAGAAACTATATCAAATAAATTAGATGTAACTTGTAACGTAGCTTCTTGAGGAGAGAAAGGGTGCTCCGCTATATATTGGTCTAACGATTTTGAATCCGCAGCACCCTTCTTTTTTTCCCTCATTTCAGTTTCATACTCTGTAGCTTCCCCTACTATAGAATTCCCTTCCTCATCTATAAATCCGTCTAAATTAGTTTGTATAGGGATAAAATAACCACATGTACTTCCCATTGCCCCTTCATCCCATATATTTGCGTAGTCCATACAATCGTATGCCGCTGGATTATAGAATATTTCTTCCATTGCCTCAAAGTCAGATCCTTCTGTACCACCTGTTCCAAAAGCCACCATCAATCCTAAAGTTTTAGATCCCTGCCTCATAGTAGGCATAGTTACTTCCCATGCTTTAAGTAGTCCAGGAAATGAACCAGCTTCCTCAAAGAAAACTAATTCACCTGCCTTTCCCCTTACTTTATCTGGCGCATCTTTTAAGGATACCCCCATGATTTGAGATTTCATCCCCATTTCAATCTCTAGTCCATTTATTTTCTTTTTATACCCAGACATTTTATTCATCTCCCTGTCCCTTAACCTAGGTTGAGACCATGCTGTATGATCATCTATAAACGATAAAAACTCCCACGCTTTGGATAGAAGTCCGTCACCAATTAAAAATTCTTTCGAGGAGGCAAATACAAAATTCTTAGAATTTTTAACAAAGAAGTAATTACGAGCAAGCATAGATCCGGCTTTATAAGAGTATCCTTTACGTCTAGCTTTTAAAACTATCATATGTTTATTTTCTTTCCTAGCTTTATCTATTTCATGGAAATACTCCCAATCTCCATCATAAAATCTAGGGAATGTCCTCTCACGTTTAGATTGTATAGTACCATCTGGTAATTCCTCATCTACAGCTCTGTCAATAGGACAATAATTTAAATAAAAATAATGAAATCCAGTTAGATGTAATTCATCAGTTTTATATCCATACATACATCTATTTTTCTCCTCATCCCAAAAATCATAATAATCTTTAGTTCCTGGTAAAGCAGATGTATAATATCCTGTCTCTATAAATGTTATTGCAGATCTTCTGGCTCTGTCAGTATCTTTAAACATTCTTTTTTTATTTTAACTAGTTCAGCACACTTTTCGTATTCTTCTGTACTTGTGTAGTATTCTATTATCATATCTATTATATCTGCAGTTCTACCATCTTCTGATAAAGGATCAAATGGTAGATAAAATTCCTCAATAGTTCCTTCTTTTTCAAAAGCATCATAAATATCATCCAAAGACTTTCTTTTTGTTATTAAATCATAGGCATTATCCATAGCCTGCTCATACATTTCTAAGTCTTCTAAAAAATCCATTATATACTATATTTATTTACTTCAATTCCACCTCTATTAGTATTGGCGGCTTGTTCTTCTTTCTTAACTATATCTTCTAGTCTAGTTAATCCATCTACGACTTTCCCCATATTAGATAAGTTAGCTATTAAATCTTTTGCATGAAATATAGGTTTACCGTTGTCATCCATTAAATGTAAATCTATATCTCTAAAGTATTTCTCTAATTTTACTATAGAGGTTCTTGCAGCTTTTAATAATCGTACAGCTGAGGTTTCAATTAATTGTTCATACTTATCACACGCTCCTAGTACTTTTTTAGAAGGTGTCCATTTCTTTTTGTCCCCAAATATATTATTTTTAACTTCTATTAAACGCTGATCCCACTCGTATATGGAAAAAGGAGATCTATGGTCTATCATAAAATATACAAACGACAACTCTTCAGGTGATAGCTCTTTAAACTCTAATATAGTTTTAGAATACACAGATGGTACAGCTTTATTATCTACTATATGTATTAAATCATGTCTCATTAGATTCGCTCTTTTTTTTATTTATATGCTTTACTCTCTTTGGGTTAACTGAAAACTTTCCAAAATATGGGAGACGTATAGCCTCAAAATCCCCCTTTTTCATAATATTCATTACATACTTAAATTGATACTCTACAATTTCTTCAACTTTACTTAACGGGAGATCATATTTATTAGCTAAATAATACACTATTAATTTTTTATTTTTTATCATCTTCAGAAGTATCCTTTGGTGGTTGTTCTTGGGCTGGCCATTTACTCATCGGGCAATCAGCTGTTTTCCATTTAGCTTTATGTTCTAGTAAGCATCCACAAGAACCACATCTCATTGATGATTTTTTAAAATGCTCGCACTCACTACATATATCTAATCTAATAGCATAATCCTCTGGAGATACATTAGGGGCACCTTCTTTTATATATTTTGTTAAATCTTTAGTGAATGATTTCAACATCCCTAAGATACTCGGGGGCTTTTGCTCGTTCTGGCTCATATTCTTCTATTTTTATTGTAAGTACTTCTCCATTAGTTTCTTGTATAATTAATATATCATATATACCTACTGTGTGATATGATAATACTAGGTATTCAAACATTATCCTCTCTTAATAACAATTTCTACTGCGTCTGTGTCCGGATTTAAAAACGGATTAAGTTTATATGTATTACTATCTGTTAAGAAAGCTCCTTTGTCTTTAAGTTTTTTAATATAGTTATTTAAAGTATTATAATCTTTAATTCCAAGATCACTAGCTACTTGTTTTTTATTCACTACACTACAAATATTTACCTCTTCTGTAGCATTACTTACATCTATAAATGAAGATATTATAGTTAACTCTTTGTCTGTCAAGTTAAATATACCATTCCATAGTTGTACATACTTATATGTAGTAT